CATAAAAAATAATAAAATATGACTCTTTTAAAATTTAATCAATATTGTATTCTCGAGAGCAAGAAACAAAAAGCTAATCCTAAAAACTATAAAGCTCCTGAAGGAAGCTCTAGAGATAAGAAATTAGATAAAGCAAAAGAATTACTTAAATTTGGAAATAAAGAAGATGCGTATAGACTTAGAGATGAGATGGAGAAAGCTGAACGTGAAAAGGGAGGATTTAAGAATACTCCGCGCAAAGACTCTAAAGTTAATGAAGCAAAATCTCATAATTTAAGTAAGGAGACCTTATCTAAGATTAGAGCAGTTGCAACCAAAAAAGGATATTCTTTTGCTGATCTTAGGCAGGAATACATTAAAGGGCTAGGAGCTTTTTATTCTTCTGGTTCTAGACCAGGAATGAGTGCTCATCAATGGGCAATGGCTAGGGTAAATGCAGCAAGTCCAAGTAAATCTTGGGCAAATGTTAAAAAATTAAAAGATTAATATGTTACTTAACGTAAGACAAAGCGGATTTATATTTAGTTTTCCACCTGATTTCTTTTCTGCTGAGATTAAAGAAAAATACAAGAAGTATTATCAAAGTTTAATACTTCCATATGATACAATAGATGAATTTATGTCATCTACTATACAATCAATTGATTTTCCAGGCTGGACAATGGAGCCTACTGTTCAGACTCGATTATTTGGTAAGAAACAGGACTTTAAAAATGCTACGCAAGTAGTTGATTTAACTACTCGTGAATTTATAGTTACTTTTAAATTAACTGATGCTTACTTAAACTATTTTATCTTCTTAGAAAACGCTAAGAAATATCTAGATTTTTCAAATCGTAATCAGCCTACCTTTTCACCAATGAGATTATCTCTACTTGATAATGAAGGATATTTAGTTTCGTCTGTAGTATTTAAAAGACCTATTCTAAAAGCACAAAATGGTTTTAAGCTTTCATATAGTGCAGGAACTCCTGATTTTACTACATTTACTGCAACCTTTGCATATTTTGATTTCGATATTGAATTAGATTTTAATTAAGGATTAACTCTAGGTACACTAGAGTTAATCAATCTGTATATAAACAGTTACACTAATTATTATATAATTAAGCCATTAGACCCATCCTAATAAAATATAAGTTTCTAAGTTCTATTGAACTACTTCTATTCTAGGTTCTGTGAATAAAGCCTTTAATGCTTCTGTTATCAGTGCTGCATCTTGTAAACTATACGCACCTTTAAGAAATGCTTGATTTAAAGCCTGTTCAATTACTTGTTTTGCATCTTCTACTTTCATATTGCTGATAATTCAGTTTTTTGTGCTTTAGTTAATGCATTTGCAAACCATTCTTTAGCTAACATAATTCTAATGTGCTCTTCATTACGAGTTATAGTAGATGTTTCTTCTTCAGTCAAAGTCTCTTTAGCTTTTAACTCATTTAATAGGTTAACACTATCATATGCTGCTGATACTGATTTTGCTATTTGTTCTGTTGTTAATTCTAATTCCATAATAATATATTTATTTTATTTTATTTATTAAGCTAATAATATTTTTCTTGCTACTCCATTGATTACTACATTCCATACTTTAGAAGAGGTGTTTGATTCTGTAGCAACTGAACCTGCTGCCTCAATTGTTGAACCTACTACAAATTGATTGTTTGCAGTGGCTGTAGCATAGCTTCCAAGAATAACTGAACCACTAAAGTTACCTGTTGCAATAGATTCACCGACACCAACATTTCTATTTCCAGTCACACAATCACCTCCAGCACCAGTACCCATAAAGTTATTTTGATAAGCTGTTGTTATAGCTGCTCCTGAATTTTGACCAATTGTGTTATTATCAAAACCTGAGGTAAGAGAACTTAATGCTGATCCACCCATTGCATTATTTGATGTACCTGTTGTACACGTGTAAAGAGCATATGTACCTACTGCATTATTATATGACCCATTTGTATTATTGTATAAAGCATTATAACCAATACCAATATTGTTGCCTCCTATTATATTAGATCTTAAGGTATTTGTACCAAGTGCTGTATTATTAAGACCACCAGTATTTGAGAATAATGATAAAGATCCAATTGCCGTGTTATTATCTGCAAGAGTGTTATTATATAATGCCTGTCTACCTACGGCAACATTAAAGTTACCTGTAGTATTAGTATATAATGCAAAATAACCTAATCCAGTATTTTCATTACCACTTATATTATTAAATAATGTTTGAACCCCGACTGCAACATTTTGACCACCTACTGTATTATTAAATAATGTTGCATTACCATTAGCTACATTAGAACCTCCTGTTGTATTTGAGTACAATGCAAAACTTCCAATTGCTGTATTTTGTGAACCAGTAGTATTATTATATAAACTACCCCTACCGAAAGCAGAAATAAGACCACCAGTAGTATTATTTAGTAATGATGAATCTCCAACCGCTGTATTTTGTGTACCACTTGTTGTATTAAACATTGAGTAATAACCAATAGCTGTATTATAACCTAACCCACTTTGATTATAATTAGATAAAGCAAAATTACCAACGGCTGTTAGCTGTGAACCTGTCGTATTATTATATAATGTTTGATATCCTAATGCAGTATTACTAAAACCAGTTGTATTTGCTACAAATGCTCTTTTACCATATGCAGTATTAGTATCAATATTACCCATACCATTATTCCATATAGTAAGATCAAGTGCATCATATTCTAACCATGGAGGTAATGCAGCATCACTGCCTGACGTTCCAGAAGTACCGGATATTCCGCTTGTACCAGACGTTCCATCTATTCCCGAAGTACCATTTGTACCAGTAATTCCAGAAGTACCGCTAGTACCACCAATGCCGCTAGTACCAGATGTACCATTAATACCGCTAGTACCAGAAGTACCATCTCCTCCTGAAGTTCCGGAGGTACCTTCAATACCTGATGTACCGCTAGTACCAGCGGTTCCACTTAATCCATAATTTTCAATTACTATAATTGTTCCAGCATTATCTATTTTTGAAAGTTTACCTGAGTTATCTAAGTCAAAACCGATAAAGTATCCTCCTACTGGGATTTCAATATAGTTGATTGATGAAAATGATACTTTTGGTAATTCTATTCCTGAGCCATATGCCATAATTAATTGTTATTTTAAAGACTTTTTATATCAAAAAGGTAAGCTAAACCATTATTCCAATAATTCTCTCTTAATTCTTGTGAAGTATCACTCGGATCAATCGTATATGCTGGAGAAGATAAACCTTTATATACATAAATAATTTCCATTTTATCTAAATATACTTGTTTAAATTCTAAATATTGCGTTGCTGAGTCAAAAGTTATATCCATAATACCATCTAAAATAATTTTCTACTCTCAATTGTTCAGACTCATTCATCCATTGCTCTGTTATAAAACCTGCTGCAATTTGATTAGTACCGCCAGTTGTCTGATTTGAATTACCGAATTGAATATATCCATTCGCCCATGTACTAACCGCAACTCTAGGTAATGAAGTAATAGTATCAGAAATAGTAGTTTTATTTCTCATGCCATTAACATATATGTCAATCGAGCTTCCTATACCGTTTGGTAAACTTAATCGTGCTTTAACTGTCAATATAATCCAATGGTTAAGAATTCTTGGGTCGGATGCTCTATATGTTGCAGTTTCAGTAGTTGGATTTCCATTAAAAACAACATTAATATTATTTCCATCAAATTCAACTGATAAATCACCAATTGTTGCAATCGATGGGTCACTAGTTACATCCTTTTTCCAAAAGAGTACACTTCTACTTGTAGAAACTGGCCTACATACCATTATCATTGTCATTTCTGACGTATTTGTCATACTCGGAACCGCTAAATTATTGGTGCTAAATACGTCAGTGCTATCAAATGTGACTGCCGCACGATTATTAAAAACTGCTGCTGAATTGTATGCAGGATCTGATATGACACTCATAGAAGATATCGTAGATTGTGTTAATGGATTATATGTTCCTAATAAATTTTCAATCGCAGCTACGTTTCCGCCAACCACCGTTAAATTATCTGCATTCCAATAAAAAAAAGGGCAATCGTTTCTAGCAGAAGCTATTACCGCAGGGTCTTGTATTTTAGATTTATCCCATATATCAGAGATAATTCCACCCTTCAATCCGCTTTTTAACTGACTTGCACTTAATCCGGATTTTACACCTTGGTGTAAACCTCTAGACATTCCTGAATTTAAACCCGATTGTGCCATGAATTATGCATATGTTTCTCCGAAAACTACGTAATTTATAGAAGCTGCTGAACTTTGAGTTACGTTAATATTCCAGCCTGAAGGTAGATCAAAATAAGGTACTCCAGTTGCATCTTTCTTCTTTTGAAAAATCGCAGCTAAAGTCGAGTTACCAAAGATATCGGTCTGTATATTTGCAACGGTACCTGCTGCAGGACCTAGACCTATTGAATAATTCGTAGTTCCATTATTTAGAAATATAGTTGCAGTCATTGCTGTAGTTCCTGTCTGTGTCTGTGATATACCATAGATTCTCCTATCAGAAGCATCGGATGCTAATATAATAGTATTTGCAGTGGTTGTCGCGACATTTGATGCACCTACGAAAGCTGCAGAAGTAAATGTTAAACTAGTTGCCATATTGTTTTATTTCGTTTATTTTATATATCTATGTATTATTAGATAGGAATAGTAAAGAAGCTTGAACTAATGCATTTACATTTATTGTATTAGATGTATTTCCTTTAATGTTTCCAGTTACTTCTAGCGTCGTTCCGTCGAAAGTTATATTAGCTTCAGCATTAGCGGATGTCACAGTTCCATCTGAAGTTAAAACTCGATTATCAACAGAATTTGTAATTGCCGAGAAGCCTGTACCTGAACTACCGCTAGTACCTGATGTGCCACTTGATCCAGATGTACCTGATGTACCAGAAGATCCGCTAGTACCTGAAGTACCACTTGAACCTGATGTACCTGCGATTGCCCCAGTTGATGTCAATACAAATGAATAATTAGTACTTCCTTCAGTATACCATTTAATATTATGGGCTGATGAATCATCGTTATTACAATAGATCTTAACAATCATTCTATTAGTAGGATCAATCGTAGTAGTAGTAAGTACTAAATCCATTAAAGTTAATACTGGATTTGTAGAATCTACCCATCCTATTAATGGAGTGTCAGTAGTCAATATAGGACCGATTCCTGTACCTGCTGAATTTGCTAATTGTATTGTAGCATATGCTTGAATATGATCATTCGCTGCAGGTTTTAAGAAATGTAAATGAAATTGTTGAGATCCTGCAGGTATAACCGCAAATCCTAATTCTGGGGTTATAAAACTAGATATAAGAATATTATTTGTACTACCAGATAAAGAAGTAGTTACTATTTGTTGAGTTGTAGATAAAGGAGTTATATTTAAATCTTTATAACTATTGATTCCAGTAGAAACCGATTGATTAAAGTAATAAACTTGACCTGCAGATATTCCATTAATACCGCTAGTTCCAGAAGATCCGCTAGTACCTGAAGTACCACTTGTTCCTGAGCTACCAGATGTTCCATCAGTACCTGAAGTACCATCTATTCCTGAAGTACCGTTAGTTCCATCAATGCCGCTTGTTCCACTAGTACCATCAATACCTGAAGTACCTGACGTTCCAGATTCTCCCGAAGTACCACTAGTACCGTCTATTCCGCTTGTACCAGATGTTCCTGATTCTCCACTAGTACCTGAAGTACCACTTGTTCCTGAAGATCCACTAGTACCAGATTCTCCACTAGTACCTGAAGATCCACTAGTACCATCTATTCCACTAGTACCTGAAGATCCACTAGTACCATCTATTCCACTAGTACCTGAAATACCATCAATACCTGAAGTACCACTTGTTCCAGAAGAACCACTAGTACCATCTATACCTGAAGTACCTGATGTACCATCTATTCCACTAGTACCAGATGTACCATCGATACCTGATGTTCCAGATGTACCGCTTGTTCCTGAGCTACCTGATGTACCGTCAATACCACTTGTTCCGCTTGTTCCAGATTCTCCTGAAGTACCATCAATACCGCTAGTACCACTTGTTCCTGAAGAACCATTAGTACCAGATGTACCATCTATTCCTGAAGAACCACTAGAACCAGAGGTTCCGTCAATACCACTAGTACCGCTTGTTCCAGATGAACCGCTTGTTCCAGAAGAACCGCTAGTACCATCTATTCCTGAGCTACCAGATGTTCCATCTATTCCACTTGTACCAGATGTACCATCAATACCAGAAGTACCACTTGTTCCTGAAGAACCACTAGTACCACTTGTACCATCGATACCTGAAGTACCAGATGTTCCTGATTCTCCGCTTGTACCTGAAGTACCAGATGTTCCTGATTCTCCGCTTGTACCTGAAGTACCAGATGTTCCTGATTCTCCGCTTGTACCTGAAGTACCATCGATACCCGAAGTACCAGATGTACCATCAATACCACTTGTACCAGAAGTACCATCAATACCCGAAGTACCGCTTGTTCCAGAAGTACCGTCTATTCCACTTGTTCCAGATGTTCCGTCTATTCCAGAAGTACCACTTGTCCCTGATTCTCCACTAGTACCAGATGTACCGTCTATACCAGAAGTTCCACTTGTTCCTGAAGAACCACTAGTACCATCGATACCTGAAGTACCTGAGGTACCATCTATTCCACTTGTACCGGATGTACCGGAAGTTCCGCTTGTTCCACTAGAACCTGAAGTACCATCAATACCACTTGTTCCTGAGCTACCTGACGTACCGTCAATACCACTTGTTCCAGAAGAACCGTCAATGCCTGATGTACCACTTGATCCTGAGCTACCAGATGTACCGCTTGATCCTGAGCTACCAGATGTACCACTTGTTCCTGAAGTACCGTCTATTCCACTTGTACCAGATGTTCCATCTATTCCGCTTGTTCCAGATGTTCCATCTATTCCGCTTGTTCCAGAAGAACCATTGATACCTGAAGTACCGCTTGAACCTGAACTACCAGAAGAGCCACTAGAACCTGAACTACCAGATGTACCATCAGTGCCACTAGTACCGGATGTACCATCAGTGCCACTAGTACCAGATGTACCATCGATGCCGCTAGTACCTGAAGTACCATCAATACCTGAAGTACCAGATGTACCATCAATACCGCTAGTACCGGAAGTACCATCAATACCTGAAGTACCACTTGAACCACTAGAACCCGATGATCCTGAAGTACCTGAGGTCCCGCTGATACCTTCTTGCATAGATTCAAGTATAGATAAATGAGCATAGTCATTTACATCTACTGTGACGTCTAGAGGTATTCTAATTTCAAGTGTGTGTAAACCAGATAAAATGTTCTCAACATTAAATATACATGGTATAGTTAAATGATTTCCAGTAGAATTAAAGAAATATGTAGTTGATGCAATAGTTGATCCATCAATTAAAAGATCAAATTGTTTTAATCCAATAGTTGTTGCAAATGCAGAAAAACTAAGATTAATTAATAATGTACTTCCAGTAAAAGAAGTATACTGAGTCGTCCACTCAGTAACTATTGTGGAACCTGCTCTAGATGTTGCAGGAACATTATCCAATAATTGTGTGATATTTAGATATCCACCAGATTCTCCACTTGTTCCTGATGTACCAGATCCGCCTGGTCCACCTAAAGGGAATCGGTCAGTTACAGAATACCCATATGGCATAATAAATTAGATTATTTTATAATCTTATTTATTCAGATAATTCAAAAACTTCTCCACTAACTAGTGTGTATGCTGTAAAATTTTTATTTGGTGGGCAAAACATATCACGATAAATAGTCTTACCTGTAAGATTCCATGCAGTCATTACATCTATTCCATCTACGTATAATTCAGAAAATTCAATTCCAGCTAGGCTATTTAACAGGAATCCATATAATTGTAATCCAGTTCTAGGATCAGTTAAAATATTTAAATAATACCCAGTAGGTGCAATACTACGTTGATCATAACTTAACATAATTAATTTATTTTTTTATGAATCAATAAATTGAGAAAAACATAATGCTTTAATAGAAGAAGTTTCATAAATTCTTTCTATTGTATCTACATAAATCTCAGTTGATTCTAAAGTTGATGGATTTTTTACCCAAGCTCTAATACTACTATTTGAATAATTTGGAACAATTTTATCAAGATTACCAATTATTACTTTACCATTTTCAGAATTAATTTGTGAATTTACAATAGTTCCTCTAACTCTATCACCAGGTTTAAAATAAAATTTAAGCTTGCTTACGGCTAAATCAAATGATGTATATCCAGGATCTCCATTTACTGACATATCAGTAAGAGGAACTTGTTTTACTGAAATACCTGGAGTAAATTGACTCTTTCCAGCAGTAAAGTTAAAATCACCCTTGGTTCCATAAAAAGGAAGACCTTTGGCAAAATTACCACTAGTCATTGCACTCATTGCACTCCATTCATTAAGTCTATCGATCTTTATCATTAGTAAGAGATTGGCATTGAGTTTCTTTTATATCCAAAAATAGAATAATTTCCAGACTCATCTACTTCATTTCCTAGAGAATCACAAAAAATAAATTTCTTTAAATAAACATCAATTATTGTTCTAGTTGAAAGTAAATATACTATTGGATATAGTGGAGCATTTGTATCATCATTTGATAATCCCCAAACCTTTATATGAGTTGCAGTGTTAGCAGAAGTCAAGTCTGCAAATTCCACTTTAAAGATCGGGCCTAGAGTATTACCATATTGTTGAGTATCGCCGATTTGAATCTTACCTAGTGAGGTAGGTTCATTTGCTGCTCTTCGACGATCTGTTCTAATGAATGTAGGTGTGTATACATTGCCTGCTTCCAATACAATTATTTCAGTTGCGTAATTTGACATTCTATTTAATTTTTTATAAAGCGGTTCCTAGTAAAACTAATGCAGTTATTCTAACTTGATAGCTAGCATGAGTATTAGTAACTTCTATCTTATTTATTAATTGAGATGGATCATTTGATTTAGGATTAGTAAATATTGAAAAGAAGTTATATAATGGATAATCAGTTGATATACCATCATACGTCTCAATTGTTAATTTAACATTCTTATCAGCAATTAATATTTCTTCTGAATTTGAATCGTTAGTTGGATAAGTTATCTTAAGAAGTATTCCTCTCGCATATGCTTTGCCACTTACTAGGGTAGCTAGTGGAATAGGTAAGTTATTATTAAAAAGTTCTTGTGCTCCTCCAGTTAAATCTAGATTAACTCCAACACATGAATATCCGTCGGTCGGGAATGCAAAATCCTTTAGACTAAACTCTTCGGTAATTTCTTTACCATCAGTTATACCAAAGGTTTTATTGTCGAATACTTGAAGAATGGGCTGATTTTCAGATCCTCCACAACAATCACATACTGCGTTTAAATTAATAGACATTCGTAAAACTTTTTATTATTTATTTACGAACCTCTCAGTTTATTGAATGGTCTATCTGGTAAAACTCCAGGTTTAATGCGAATTTTTTCAGGAATAATATCATTTTCTTCAGGATAATCAATAAAAATAACATTGTCATCAATTGATGGTTCTTCATATTGAGTAAATGCAAGAGCAGATGGCTCACCTAATTTATCTTCTTCTGATATTTCAGGAAGTTTCCCATCTTCTCGTAAATCTTTAACTTTTTCCCAAACCTTATTTGAAACAATCTTTTCTTTAGTAGGCAACGGTTCATCTACTACTTGAGTAGGTACTTCATTATCAATATCACCATACTTAATAAAAAAGTGTAAACATGTTAATGAAATAAGTGGAAGTAATCCACCTTCCAATAATGCTAGTAATCTACGTTGAGCTAGTAAATCAGTAGTATCACTAAATGAATCAAATAATGGAAACGTTAATTCTGCCCAATCTTTAAATCCGCTTGAATTAATATCAATTTCAGTATAACTAAAATAAATATTTCCAATAAATTGAATAAGTGTTACTATAATAAAAACAAACCATACTGAAAAGCCTTTTACTTTTACTGATGATGCCGCAATAGCAGACATTGCTGCAACTTCTATTGCAATTGAAAGATATACTGCCCAGCTTATAGGATTAGCTAAGTCATACCATCTAACTACGTGAGAAATTGATATTGCTGCAACTGATAATATTGGGATTAAAAAAGCTATTCTAATTAATGATTCTTTATTTCGATTTATCCAATTTAACATTTAAAAATTATTATTTTTCTAACTCTGAAATCTCTTTATCTATTTCAGATTGGCGATTCATATCAAATAATTTACGATCAGTTGATTGAATCATCCTTTTTTCAGATTTTAAGCCTTCTATTTTTAGATCTGTTCTAGTTACTGTAATTAATTCTAGTGAATCTATTTTATTTGATACTGAATCAAGTCTTTTATTAACTGATTTAGTAGGATTCCCGCAAGTATTAAAGAAAATCACTATTACTAAAAATACAAGTAATTTTCTATAATGTTTATCAAGAAAGTCATTAAATTTTTTCATGAATAATATTTTTTATTATTTATTATAAGATTACTGATATACTTAAAGCTAGTGCAATAAATAATGCTGAAAAATAAACTGATCCGTATATAAGATCTGATCGACGATATTCGTTAAACTTAAATCCTATCTGAAGAATATATCCATAGAATGCATCTGTTTGAATTCTTTCATAATCAACTTTAATAGCATCAAGTATTCCCTCTTTTGTTAGGAAATCATTATACCGATTCATTTTTTCAGCAACTAATTTAAGTTCTACTGATTCTTGTGAAGTTTCCGAATATAATAATAATTCAGGATTTAAATCAATTCCTATATACATATTTGAATTCGAATCAACTTTTAATCCTATTTCATCAAGCTTCCCTTGAGAATTTAGTTCAGCGATAATTTTTTTAAATTTTGAATACTTCGTTAATTCTTCAACATGCTTAGCAAGTCTCTTGTATATCCTAGTCGGTTCAATATAATCAAGTATCATAATAATATAAATTTTATTTTTTCTTCAAATTGAGGATTCTTCTTTAGTATAGACACTCTAATATCTAATCTAATTTTTCTTAATTTTGTTTTAACAGTATTCTCATTTATTTCATAATCCAGAGCAATCTGTCTAACTTTTTTATGGTTTATCATTTTATCAATTGCGATATTTTTTAATAATTCGTCTTCTATTAAAAATATCTCATCTATAGTAGTTTGATATAACATATCAATATCTCCAAAAGTATCAGATTCTACCAAATCTCCTGGCTTATCTACTTTTGCAAATACTGTCTCAATATCATAATGTGAATTCTTTTTTAATTGATGTAGATAAAAAAGAGTTTCATTTCTAGCAATAGTATAGATCCACGTGGTAAATCTACCTTTTTCAAAATCAAATTGAGCAATATTCTTAAAAATCTTTTTTAATGTAAACTGCAGAGCTTCTTCTGTATCAAATTCATTTTTACAAAATTTCCAAATATAATATTTCAATTTTGGATAAATTAATGAAGCTAATTCATTAGTTTCACGAGTAGTACTTTCTTTACGTAGAAGGCGTTCAGATATTTCTTGAATTCTCTCGTTAATTTTTATGTTAGTTGATTCATATCCCATAAGTTATACATTAATACTATTTTTTTTATTGAGTACTTTTATTATTTTTAAGCACTCTGCACACTTTTCATACTCTTCACAAGATTCATAAAAAGAAATTGCTCCTTCTAATCCACTCACAAACTTTTCTCTAGACAAGTTAATTGTATAATCCGTCGAATTAATCGAGATTTTAACAATAGTCACCTCATTGTTATCTAGATCTAAATAGTGTTCCTTAATTGATTTCAAGAGATTATCATATATCTCTATCTTATGGCGGTTGAATACATCATCGAGTCCAATTTCGCCTTGAAATTTAAGAGTTTTCATAATTTTAGAATTACACAATATTTTTATATTATGATACTAAAAAAAATTTAACTTTTAAAAAATTTATTTTTCATTGCATTCATTTTTTCCAATGATTCAATATCAAATACGTGACGTCTGACTGATCGATCGTCTTCTGCTCCATTGGATGAAGCATTCATTCCTCGCAATGCATCATAATCATATAACGGTTTTGCATTACCTGATCTAAAAAAACTAAATATTTTTTCTTCAATTTCTTTTCGATATTCTGGAGTAGTTGATTCATATGTTGATGTAGCTAGATCCCAATATTGAGATGATTCAAAGAAAGGTGAAAGATTTACACAAGTCATAGCAAGGTCATCATTCCCATTCTGTCCTCGATATGTGCCGCCTTTAGATTTACCAAATGACATTAATTCCATAGTAGTTAAGTAATCAGTAGGAATTATCTTATTAATTGAGATTAAATATTTAAACTTCTCGCAATATCTTACTTTATTAGTTGGCCCTAGTCTTAGTCCGGGTTTTACATTAACTGCCATTTCAGTATGTTTCGTATGGACTAATTGTGATGTCCAAAATTCTGGATTATCAACTAATCTATTATGAATAAGCTCACCTTTATGGTTCCACTCAAGAACGATCCTAACTTGGTCAGGATTAAATATTTTATACGTAACATATTCTACTGCTGCAGCAAATTGATTAATATCAGTTTCATTTGATCTAAAGTGCCCAATTTGAACAATTGAAATAGCATCTAATTCTGATCGAACAGCCTCTTTCTTTTTAAGAAGTTCCTTTACAGGTAATGCAACAAGTTTATAAATATTTAGGATTGAATAATCTCCTCCTACCCCATCTGCTGTGTCTACTGAAAATACATAATATGCAGGATCACTCTTAAAGTCAGTTATTGATCGCTTTGCATAATTAGGATGAAATGAAAGATATTCATTTAAGAACTGCCAATCCTCTTCTAATGCAAAATTAGGACTTACATAATTTGATTTAATATTATATAGTCTCTTTAATTCAGTCGAATTTAATAATAGTTGATCTGATGAAAAGAACTGAAGACCATATTCCTGATTAAAATCTTCAACTGATCCTAAATTGGCAATAACCGCCTGCTTCCAAGCTTCATCTCTACCTCCAACTTGCCACCAATCTACTCTTAATGGAACATAATCACTTAATCCAGCAATTGCATCTGACCAAATATCATAGAATTTATTCTTACCATTTGGAGTAGACGTAATAATTACCTTTGCATTTGGATCGGCTGTAATTGTAGGAAGGATCGCTTTATAAAAATCATTTAAGTTTGCCTCATTGATATGCGCAAACTCATCCATATATAATAAGTTGACTGAGAGACCAATACCTGATTTCTTAGTAGTTGTTCTAGCAACAATACGTGAGTCGTTATCGAATTTAATATTTCCACTGTTAATATGTTTTATTCCGGGCTTCATAAAAAATGGCAAATTGTCTAAGCCAATTTTAAATTTATCGATTAATTCTCGAGTAGTTGTAAAGTTATCTGCAACTATAAGAGCAGTTTTTTCAGAATTAAATAGAAGAAACCATAATATGTAGATTGCCGATGTTACTGATTTACCAGTTTGTCGACTTGCCATTAAGATGTTATATTTGTTTGCTTTAAATGAAAGTAGTATCTCTTCCTGAAAATCACGAAGTCCTCCAGCATCCTTTACTAGCTGTACACCATCCTCTGTCTGGATCATACAGTAATTCCAAGCAAAATATAATAAGTCATGTTTACACTTCTTAAGTTCATTCCACTCTTCTGGTGTATATTCAAAAGGCATATTTGCCCTTTTTAAATTAATGTCATTATCTTTAAATGGAGAATTATGTAGACCTTTTATATCCATTCCATTATCAACTTCGTCCAATAATTTATTGATTCGAAGAGTTGTCCACATCGACGAATTAATATCATCATCTCCTCCAGAAAGACCTGAAATCTTGCGTGGCGTAAATGCCCCTCGATTAGTCATAATATCTTTCATGTAATTAAATTATTTCAGTTAGATCAATAAAATCATCGCCTTCATCATCTGAGGAAAGGTGTATATTTTTAGATCTCATCAATTCTGATTTATTACTTGGGTCAACTAGTGCACCAGGTCGATGTTTACTTAAATCAGTTTCTTCAGCTGGTAAACTCTTCATTACATTCTTTGTCCCAACCGTAATAAAGAATTGTCCTTCATTTGAACTAGAATCTATTATCTGTGAATCTGGGTTTGCTGGAGGGGCTGAATTTAATTGTCTATATGTATCCTCAAGAAATATAACATAGTTTGCCTGCATCTTTGTAATAGAAGCCATCTTATCTTGGAGCTGACCCATTACTTCAATCAGCCTAGGATGAGTATTTCCAGAAGTTATCTCCTCCATTACTTTAATAATAGTAATCTTAATTGTTTTTAATTGAAAAAATAAATTCGATATATTAATAGTATCCAATTCTTTTTTATGTCTAGCGTAATCATTCTTTTCAAATATTCCAGCGTCTACAAAATTCTTAAATAGGGAATCTGTTATTTCTCTAGCCTTTATTGTAAACTGATTACTCATTTCCTCAAAATCATATGGACTTTCAGGTCGAGTTTTTTCTGAAATTTCGTTATCGACTACCATATCATTATGCGATTCAGTACCAACTGAACTAAGTAGTGATTGAATCTCGTCTCTTAGGTGAGCACGATTTTCACGACTCATTCCCGCTTTATTTCCAGCCATATTATCTAATTTTATTTTCGTACTTATCTAGTGCAGGATTAGCTGAGATTTTAATTTGTTTTACTGATTCTACCCATTCATATACTATTTTCTCAACCTGATCTAATAAGTAATCAAGTAGAGGGTGTGCTCCGAACATTTGTGATGATAATGTTCTCTTTAATATTTGTCCCTTATAATTAAATCCCGTATTAATACGTTTTTCGTGTCTTTCATAAATAGGGCGATATATGCTGTCTTTTACCATATTAATTTACTTTTTTAGGTCGGGGTACAATTGATTTAATTTGAATATTTACTGGCCCTAATGAATCTGGTGTAATTCCAGTAGAGTAAATATTTCCATAACGATCAGTAAAACCTCCTCTAACTATTGGAAGTTCATGTAAACTAACGATAATATCATTAAATTCATCGAGTCCAATATCAACAGCCGACGGATTTTTAATCTTAGAAACTTCATTTTTCTGAGAAATAATATTTATTGAAACTGAATCTACTCCATTTATCTCTTCAATAATCTTAATTAAATCACTTTTAGGCAATCTCGTTAACCTAGTATTCTGTATAAAATAGTCTCCGATTGAATTTAAAATATCTCTTTTAATAATATCTGTTGAAACATCATCAAAAACAATAATTGATGTATTGATTACATATAAACTAGGAATTGGATCAATTATTTGAATTTCCGTTGAAATAAGTTTAGTTCCACATTTCTCAATATATTGTAGAAGTTGATTCTTTTGATAAGTATCTAATATAAACCTATTAATATTTGCACTAAAGTATTCTTGTGCAACACTAAATGTTTTTCTAATATCTGGAATCACAAATAAATTCAACATTCTATTATCTGTTTCATCTAGCGAAACATTAATAATTGAAAATAATTTTAATTTACGTAATACGTTTTCATAGTGATCAGTATTTACAAGAGCAAAACTTTTAGATTGTCTAGGCGCAAGTAATCGAGTTAATTTAGAGTCTTCTGAATTTGCACCAAAGAATGGAGCATTTGAGGATGTTATTTCAATATATTCATTTAATTCAATCTCTTCTCCAAGTAAACTAAATCCTGTATCAACGAATTCAAATTTAATACTACTTAAATCTTCAGTTAAGATATTTCCGTTTGCACCTTCAGTAATAAGATATTCCACAACAATCTCTGCTCCACGATTAGGTATCTTTCCATAATTTCCATTACCGAAAAATAAATCAATTCCACTAGTCATTCCAGTTTTTATCATAAATGCCTTATCTCCTCTCGGCATATCTAATATTGACTCGTATTTTGTCCACTGTTCTCCATTTACTGATACTTTAACTAGGAAATTATCAATATAGTAATTTTGAGGACTTCCTATTGAGAAGCTTTCAACCGGTTCTCCCTTAGAGACAACTGTTTGAGATTCAATAGTCCCCTGACGTATTGCTAATTTTAATCCATTATTTGAACCAGCTAATGAAAATTTTATTTCATCTTGTGGAAGATCTAAAATATAAGTTAATCCATTATTTGTACATCTAATTCTAGATAAATTTGGAATAATTACAAGATCTACTGGTGGATCGGCTGAACCTGCACCAGTGGATAAACTAATTTCGCCAACTGATGATACTGCTCTACTCACATTATGTCCAGCCAAAGTCGCTAGTGAATAAATTGAAGTTAATCGAGTAGCTTCATTTATATTTAATTCAGTAATAGAATCCTCTACATAAAAGAATACTAATTGAGTTAAATTTTCAACAACTACTAAAAGTTGTCCAAATGGTGAAGCTGATGTAAATATTGCTTTACTTTGACTATATTTAGAAGTCAAATAATTTATTGACTGTGTTAATAAGTCATCAACGTAAATACTCAGCTGCTTGAATACTGTATAATTATCTACTATTTTTGCCATTTAGCAAAGTTATTTATGTTATTTATTCAATTATATTATATTTCAGACAATTTAATATAATACTTTCGATTTCGATAAAGAATCTTATTAGATAAATAGAATAAAGAAAATACTGCAATGTTTAAATCATTAGATAAAAAGAGCATATATGATAGTTCACAAATATCTTTTTGTTTTGAATTCTTTTCTCCTATGCGAAAAATGGATGCTGCTGCAAAAATATCACGTGCACTTGGAAAAAATATTAAATGGTTTAAAGAAGTAAAATCAAATTTTGTACCAACGAATGAAGTATTTAAACTTGCGCCAACCTATTCAAATGGATATAAGGAAATGCAATTAAGTACAGGTTTTATGCCATATCAAGAAGCAGTTCATATGTATTTAAAAGTATCGAATATTATTGAAGCTATCGGTTTTACTACAGAGAGATGTAGAGTTAAAACAACTCTTAAATTAAATGAAAAGAAACTTGATTTGCCATATGGTCTTGAGAAATTAAATAAACTTAAATATCTCATCAGTTTAGATGAAAAAGCTCTATTTGAATTATGGCCACAGCCAATGAATGAAAATAGATTAATTTATCAAAACCATCTACAATATGTTCAGCCTAGGCGACTGTATGACATGGTACTAACTGAGTCTTTAATACAAAGGGGCGAATCTATTGATTTAAATTTCCCAGAATCAGATTTCTTTGCAACTGATTTTTCTGAAATACGTGAAGGCAAACTTATTGTTAATTATATTAGCGGAAAGGATTATACTCAAAAAAAGAAAGAGGCAATTGAATCGCTTAATATTATAATAGAACATGCATACGATACCCTAGTTGAAAATTATAATTATTCAAATCAGGAAAAAATTAGAATTTCTGAAATGGTGAGTGATTTTAGAACAGCAATTGACTCTACTAGAACATTATTAGGTTTCAGGTCAGCTTTTCCAGATATTGGATTATATGTTGATTTAAAACAGGTACCTCATTTACTTGAATCACATTATCAACAGATACGAGAAAGAATATTTAAAATTGTAATAGGCGGTGGAATAACTGAAGGTGTTCTTAACTATGATACTAATCGTCAAGTGTTACAGATAAAAGGTGCTGAATTAAGACGAAGTATTCTTCTTGAAGGAATAGAATTTTATGAGTGTACAGTTGAAGGTGATGTTAAAGGATGTCTTTTTGAAAATTGTATCGTTCGTAATTCTAAATTAAGCGAGTGTACAATCTTTTCAAATAATAGGATTAAGTTTTCTAAATTAATAGATTGTGATTATTTAGGAGAATCAAATGAAGTAGTTTCAAGTTTTTTAGATAATCCTGATACAAAGATGATTAATGCTGATTTAAAAGAGTGTTTAGTTAATAGAGGAAAGGTTACTCTAAATTCAGAAATAGATAAGTCAACTCTAATAATTAATAAATAACAAAAATAAACTTATAAATAATGCTTGTTTATCAAAATTTGCAATCTATAAAACGATTGACTAATGCAAGTTTAACTTCATTAATTGATGTAACTAACTTAAATTTTAAGAAATTATCAGATTCAAATTTAGAATTTTTAAATAATATTAATTATGATGAGATAGCAAATTCATTTAATGTATATTCTGGTAAATTTGAGTTAGTTGAAGTTACGACCTCGTTAACTGTTACAGAAAGCGGTATTCCTACATTTACTATTCCATCTTCTGGAAATGCAGTAGGCCGATCATTATTAGTGGATGTTGCTGAAACCCGGAGACAGAGATTTACTGATTTTCCAACATATCCAACCGTTGGTGTTCCAGGAGAAATTGTTTATACTGGTGTCGCTGGAATAGATCCAGTATTTGGTGAAGATTTTATTGGATATTTACATAGTAAAGGATGGGTCAGTTTAACAAATGACGCCGATGGAGGTAGTGCAGCAAATGGACACAAGATATTAATCGAGTCTACTGAAGTGCTAACAATTGATGCTAATTATCAATATTGGATTTATGGAAATTTTACAATTGATGGAATTGTTGATAACTATGGTGAATTAGTTATTGCCAATGGAACCTTAATTATTTCTCCGAGTGGTCAAATTAATAATTATGGTGCAGGAATAGTTAAAATAGTTAATCTAGCTCTCGGTACAAGTGTTCAAGTAGTAATACAAAATTTCATAGCCACTGCAGGTATTCCATTAACTATTACACATGGATTAAATACCAAAGACTTTGTATATAGCACGAGAGACGGAAATGTGCTAGTCGATATTGATATATCATATATTGATGATAATTCATTCTATTTAACTTCAACTGGCGATATAACCGATGGTAAAATTGTGATACAAGCAAAAATTTAATATTATATAATGACTAAGAAACTTAATAGTATACCTCAACATAAGAATGTAGGAATTACTCCCGATACTCCTGAGACAGGCTACAATAAAATATACGCAAAAGATGATGGCATATGGTATGGATTAGATGAGTTCGGTGTAGAAACACCGCTCGGTGCAAACATAATATCGGTAGACGGTATTACTATTACTGGAGATGGTACTCCGGGAGATCCATTGGCTACCACATTTGATCTGCCGCCCTATTGGTTAGAATATAATGAAACTGACCTTACTATATGGAATAACGGTAAAGGGAATATTAGTAGTAATATTTCATATGGTAGCGATGCTCTCAAGAGTAATACTACGGGAACTCGTAATAGTGCACTCGGAATATATGCTTTATCTAGCAATACAACAGGTAGTAATAATAATGCCCTAGGCTATGATGCACTCGGCAGTAATATTAGCGGAGTAGATAATACTGCAATCGGTAATCTTGCATTAGAATCAAGTACTGGAAATTATAATACTGCAGTAGGCAGCCAGGCATTACTATCAAATACTGCAGCAGATAATAATACAGCGGTTGGTGCATATGCTATGCGATTTAATACAAGCGGTACGGAGAATACCGCTTTAGGTAGTAATTCATTATATAATAATACGACAGCCGGTAATAATGTCGGAGTTGGCAGTTCTACTTTATATAGTAATACAACAGGTTTTGGAAGTGTTGCAATTGGTGGAAGTTCACTAGTCAATAATACAACAGGGTATTTAAATACTGCGATAGGTGTTAGCACACTTACCACTAATACTACCGGCCATGATAACGTTGCAGTAGGAGCTGCAGCATTATCTAATAATACAACTGGCAGATTTAATACAGCGGTTGGTGAAAGTGCATTACAGGATATATCTACTGGAAGACAAAATACAGCAATTGGTTGGTGTGCTTTACTTGCGGCAACATCGGGTAATTATAATACTGCGATAGGAGCCGATGCAATAGGAAATGCAAATACTGGTAGTAGTAATGTGGCAGTCGGCGAGTCAGCATTATATTATAATACAAGCGGTGCTAGTAATACTGCAGTAGGAAAGAGCTCATTATTGTCTAATGCAACAGGTATTGTTAATACAGCTATTGGTGCCGTAAGTTTATATGCAAATACCACGGGTTCTTATAATGTAGCACTCGGTTATGCATCGATGATTAGTAATACAACGGGCAGATTTAATACAGCAGTAGGTGAGTCGTCGTTACATTATAATACTACAGGAGATGAAAATACTGCTATCGGTACACGAAGTTTATATACAAACACCACGAGCCAAGGTCTTACAGCAGTTGGATACTCTGCTTTACATAGTAATATAACTGGGACTAGTCTTACTGCAGTAGGAAAGAATGCATTATCTGGAAATACCTCAGGTTCACAAAATACAGCATTGGGTAATTCTGCACTCAGTAGTAATACTATAGGAAATGAAAATACAGCAATCGGTAATCTTGCATTACAATCAAGTACTGGAAATTATAATACGGCAGTCGGCAGCCAAGCATTACTATCAAATACAGCAGATAATAATACAGCTGTTGGTGCATATGCGATGCTACTTAATACAAGTGGTATAGAGAATGTAGCTTTAGGTGGATTAGTACTATATAATAATACTACTGGCAATACTAATGTTGGAGTTGGCAGTGCTGCTTTATATAGTAATACAACAGGTTTTGGAAATGTCGGAGTTGGCTATTCTGCTTTATATAATAATACAACCGGTGAGTATAATACAGCAATCGGTATTAGTACACTTACTAATAATACTACAGGTTATGATAACACTGCAGTAGGAACTTCTGCATTATCTAGTAATACGATAGGGACTGATAATTGTGCTATTGGGAAAAATGCATTGCAAAATAATGAGGATGGTAGTAGTAATATTGCGCTTGGCACTGACTCATTATTATCAAATATTGGCGGCGGTAGTAATGTTGCAATAGGCTTTAATGCAATGTACAATAATGAAAGCAGTGGTAATGTAGCTATTGGAACGAGAACCTTATATAGTAACACTACTGGCGATAATAATACAAGTGTTGGGATCGATTCATTAGGGTCTAATACTGCAGGTGATTCTAATATAGCGATTGGTTTTAATGCGATGTATTCTAATACTACAGGTAATGGAAATATTGCAATAGGCGCAGCAAGCAGCAGTGGAAATTTTAATAATTCAATACTCATAGGTACATTTGCAACAGCTACTGCAAATAATCAATTCGTAGTCGGATCAGCCGGCTCTAATGCTGGTACTATCACAACTGAGTCAATTACTCCAGATAAAACGTGGACAGTTAGAATAAATGGAGTTAATTATAAAATACCACTATTGACTGCTTAAAATTATTAGTAATTTTAAATTAGATAGAACCAATTGTGAGTTGATGTATATAAAATAAAAAACACTTTTATATGCACGATTCATTTAATGAAGAAGAAGCAGCTCGTTTTTTAGAAGAGCAAGATCGAATTCATGGAGTAAATACTATATCTATCGAAGAAGAAAAAGAGTCAATCGTTACTCCTTTACCTCAATCAAATATTCGTCCAATATTACCTGAACTATCTGCGGCTGAGGAATCGTCTTGGAAATTATTAGATCTTCAATCTCTTCCATCACAAGGATTATTTTATCCTGAAGGGACTGAGCTATTATTAAGATCTGCTAAAACTAAGGAAATTAGACATTGGTCTACTATTGATGAGCATGATCCACTTGATGTTCGAGATAAAATTAATTTTATTTTAAATGCATGTACTAAAATTAAACCGCGAACAGGGAGACCTTTAAACTTTAATGATTTTTTAGAAATCGATAGATATCATATATTATTTAGATTATATGAATTAACTTTCCCCAATCAAGAAAATAAGCTTTTTGCAAATATTAAATGTAGTAACGATGGAATTATCAATAATACTCAAGTATTAAGCGCTAATTTAGTAGGTTTCAAATATCCTGAGGAATTAATGAAATGGTATTCGCCTGAAGAGAGATGTTTTAAAGTAGTATCTGAAAAATTAAATGAGACTTTTAATTTATATCTACCGACGATTGGAACTGAAAATAGATTTAGAACTAAGAGAGCAGATGAGATTAATAGAGGAAGTGAGATCGACGAAGCATTCTTTTCATTTGGTCCATATTTAATTCAGGACTGGAGATCAGCTACACCGCAAGCAATAACTGAACTTAGATTTAATTCTCTTGCTTGGCAAGAGAATAAATTTGTCTTTATTCATAAGTTCACTGAGCAGTTAAAAACAGCAAGTTTAAATAAAGTAGTCAGTGTATGTAGTAAATGTAAAGAGGTTACTGAGAGCCATGTTTTTTCGACAGGAAGCTTCACTATCAAAGATATTTTCATTGTTTCAGCTGGACTTGATGAACTTATTTAAGTTGAATAAAGACTTGGCAGTGAAGCTTAATCAATCATTCGATACCCTATATAATTTGGAATATATGGAATATTCTCTTCTGATAAATATACTTAATGATGAGACTGAAGAGGCAAATAATCCAACTGATATTTTTACAGGAAAGGCTCACGAGCCTCCATTAAAAGTTAATTTACCAGATCATTTAAAATTTAAATAAATAATAAAAATAGTTAATTACCGTGGACGATGCGCTTAGCGATATGCTTAATTCAATTATAAATTCAGAACCTGATTTAGCTGTTGAAATAAACTCAGAAGTGTCTCCGATTAATAAGGAGAATAAAAAAGTATCAGCTAAAGATAATAGGGTAGCTAACAATCCTCTTAATCCTCGTGATTCAAATAAGTCTAGTGAAAATACTTCAGCTTTAGATAATTCACTAACTTCAAAAAATGAAGAACTTTTAACCCCGGATAATATTACTGATACTTCAAGTAATCCTACCATTAATATTAACTTGGCTCAGATTCCAGCAATTGAAAAGAAGAACTCTGAAAATACTACGCCACCTGTTTTAAATACAACTTCATCATATAATAATTTAAATACAACAGTTAACAATATTGATAATTCGAATACTTTAAATGTATCGAATACTACGAGTCCGTCTCCATTAAATACTGGAACAAATACAATTATTGATAGATCACAAGAGGTTACACCAACGACTATTGAAAATATTTTAAAGGGAATTGATAGTCACACAATATCTAATAAAACTATTAATAGTGAAAGA